ATTAATCATGGTATGTTAGAGTATAGTGAGGCAGATCTGAAAGATGTTCATGCTGATTATGACAAGTATCATGAAGGTGATGTGGTAGATAAGAATGAGGGTAAGATTAATGATTACCATGAAAGGCATCAAGATCATGGATTAGAAGTATATTGTGATAATCATCCTGACGCATTAGAGTGTAGAGTGTATGATGAGTAGGACAGTTTAACAAGTGTAACAAGACCCCTATACAGGGGTCTTTTTTATGGTATTATATAAATGTGGAAAACAAACGAGGTTCTCAACTACTCTGACACACTTGACTTAGTACTCTTAATTAGACTTCGCAAAGGAGTTAGCATAGAGTGAAGCACCTCTTGAGCAAGTAAGAAGCAGAGAAATGACTGTTGAGGTAATCGCACTGTCCCCTCCGTTTTGTTTTCCTTCACCTATCGTGGGCGTTGATCTCGCAAGCATTGAGTTGCTAAATGCCAATTCATGTAAGTCCCACTCACTTTATCATTTTCTGGGCAAGGATCTATGGTTGTCTCAATTCAGTTGAGAAATTACGTCCTGTAAGTCCTTTACGAGGAGATGGATGTGCCTCTCGGTTCGCAACCGAAGAAAGAACTAACATCCCACGTGTTTTTTATTGATGTGACAGTTTAAGAAGTGTTACATCCGTCCTTGAAGCATGACGTTAAACTGCTATACTATAGAAGTTGAGACAAGGGTTCAATCATTTTGGATACGGCATACCAGCAATGGTACACTCCTTATATGATTACTTGATCAACTGCTCTAACCTCCTTGTAGTTTCAGGGTTAGGGGCGATAGGAAACTACATTGTGGGGTGTGACGCAAGGCAAGGGTGAGGAACCAATTCAGAAAGACCTTAAATGACCGAGTTTCATCTTAGGATGGATGCAAGTAATCTTGGTGGTCACACTGTGGAAAACTCTTTAAGACGAACCTCTTGTACCAATTGCGGTTTTGAAGTCGCACCTTCACACCATTATTTCAGGGCAAGGATCTATGGTTGTCTCTGTTCAGCAGAGAAATTACGTCCTGTAAGTCCCACCCTGTAAACCCTAGACACATTTATTATGTCAGCACCAGTTCAATCAGCAGTATCTCCAAACTTTGCAGAGTTCTTATTGGACAATGCAGTAGATGGAAATGAAATCCTAGCAGTCCTTGATGATATTGCAGAGGTGAGTGATACTGCACTATGATGTGCCACCTTACAAAGTGTATACAAAACCCCCATTAGGGGGTTTTTCTTTGTATAATATAAGAGTAAACAACATTCAGGAGAGTATGCCAGTAACAGCAGTGCCAACCATAGCAGTTTTTCCTGAAGAAGGATTAACTCAGGAACAAAAAATTGAAAAGTGGGTTTGGCAATTATGTCGTACACTTGAACAGAATTATGAGTTGAGGTATCCAAACTCAAGTGACCCTGTAACATTCTCAATGAGTGGGGGTCGTAAGTATTGGAAGGTCAACCAAGTTGATGGTGGAGTTCATGCTTTTGTTGATAG